GAACTTGGAGTAAAATATTTTTTAACAACCTGTTGAACTTATTGGTGGAGTTTCTTTTGGAGTGTCTGGTGGTGTTAATGAAGAACGACTATGATTCTTCTCACGACAATCGCTCTCGATACAACATCCTTTACATTTTTGTATGTGTGTATCACGAATAAAATGACCAAGCGCACCTATTATACTTATTATTAAAGCAACTACTGCTACAGTATCCATTTTATATATTCATTTAGATTTTTTATTTTTCTTTTTATCTATACCTTTCATTACAAATAAATCTTTATCTGTTACTTTCCTATCTTTTTTTGGTTTATCATAAAGGTCTGCATCTGGAGCTGATGCTCTAATAACTTTTGGTTTTTTCAAATCCATTTTATAATGAAGAGAGAAATTATTAAATAAATATTATTTCATTATTTTTGACCATAAGGATATGGATGTTTTTTTATTTCTTCTGATTTAATTATTAATCTCTCTTGATTTAATTTCGGAGGGTAAGTTTTATTTACAATCCAAAGTCTTAATATATTATAAACTACTTCTATTCGATAGTTCATAATATTATAAAAGAAAATTAATCTCTCTTGCTTGAAAAAACCATTAATAAATTAGTTGCTCTAAATGCTGATGATAGACCCGTACTTACACGAATATAACGACTAGCGGTTTTAATACCCTTAATAACATAATGAGGGTCTGTTGTTGTTATAGCGTATGAATTAGTATTATCAGGAAACCAAGTTGCTCCATCTATACTATAATCCAATCTAACATTTCCATTTGTAATCCCTGTTCCTAATAACAATACATCAACCAAACTATTCTCTCCAATATAATAAGCAGTTCCTGCAAAATTCACTGCTGATACTGCTTGATTAATAGTAACTGTATTTAATGATGGAGTTAAACTTGTTACAACTGCTCCTTCTTCAATCGGAAGAACTGCTGGTGTTTTTACCCAATCAGCGCCAAACTCTTGCATTACAAAAGCAAAACTATTCGCTGGCGATGTATTATTGGTTGTTTGAAGCGTTCCTAGATAAATACTTTCATTTTGAACATTCGCCAATAATTTATTATCGCTTAAAGCAGAATTAAAAAGTAATTGAATACGATTAATACCTGTAATTTCGGGATGAATATCGACAGGGTCTGTTCCTGTGTAAAGAAGTTTAACTCCACTAATATCCGTATGAGCATTTGAACCAAAAAATAAGGCACTTTTATACCAAATAGCGCTGTCATTTACTCCATTAGGACGGGTATATATCTTAATCCAAGGATTTTGCGCTTGTGCTAAACCTAAAGTTGAGAGATTGTTTACAACGGCATACATACTTGTTAATTCGGATACTTTATAATCTGTTGCAGGTGATGATGAAGCATAACAATACCAATTTATTTTACCAGAATTATTTATATTATTGTATTGCCAACCGCCAGTTACATTTGTTCCTTGAGTTCCATCGGCATAAACAGAAACTGTATTATTAGAAGGTGTAGGATAAAATACATAATTACTGTTTTCACCGGCTACAACTTGTTCAGCAGGAAAGTTTCCAACATTTACACTATCTCTCGATGATTCTAAACTACGGATATTTACATTCTGTGTTAAACTCGATGTTAATGTAGTAATCATGTGACAGAATGTTTGTGTTATTCCATTGTTTGTTAATATCACCCTGAAATATTCTAAACCAACTGCTTGTTGAAATGTTTTATGAATATTAGCAGGTATTGTATATTCTTCCGTTATTAACCAAGTTGCTTTATTATATGATTGTTGAATCGTTAATGTACATTCTGTAGGCACTAATACGCTGACGCTAATCGCTACATGTATTGATGTCGATTCTGGTTGTCCTGTAAAAGTTGCTCCAGCTAATAATGGAAATGTTCTATCATTCGCTTGTGATCTTGGCATTCTATATATTTACTAACTATATTTTTTTATCTTTAATTTATATATATTATGCCAACTCAATTGAAAATTATCGCTGATGATTATTCGCCAAGTCAAGCTTCTGAAGTCGGTATTAGCGCCCCTTTTACTGTGAATTTTCAAGCGCCGATCGTCATTTCTCCAGGTCAAAAAATTGCTATGGATAAATTTATTGCTGTTATTCCTGATATTACCGCCAATTTTGCTTTAGATACTTCTAAATTTACATTATGGTATTCTCTCAATTCGATTAATAATCAATCCGTCGAACTTACTGTCCCTGCTAGAAATTATGAAAATTTATCTGATCTTTTAACTGTTATGACTATTTTATCTAATAATGCTTTTTCTGGTTTTACTATTAATACCGAACCCCAAACTCCTTCGGGTAATTTTTCATTTTATCGCGATCGTGGTTTAAAAATGATTTGTACATCAAGTTCTGGTAAATTTTCAATGGAATATGCGACTTCGCCATTTCCTGCTCTTGTTTTATTACCTACAAATATGACTCCTGATACTGAAAATTATTTTAGTCCAGATGCTGAGGGTTCTTGGTCTTTAATTCAATCTGATAATACCCTTGTTATGACGAAAGGCGGTGGTTGTATGCTTCAATTTCAAATTGATATTCCATCTGCTATAAATGCTCAAGTTGAGGGTTCTTCTTTTTATTGTGGTTTGTCTGATAATGCTGGTTCAATTATTGGTTTTTATCAAAATGATCAAGGTATATTATATTTACGAAATGCTGCTGGTGTTCTTTCTACGCCGTTAAATCTTGGAGATTTTCCTTATGGTTCTACTTGTCAAATATACCAAGAAGGTGGTTATTTCCAATTAAGATGTTTTACAATTGACGGCGAAGGTTTAGAAGTAGAACATTTTAATACTGCTGGAGCATTATCTCAAAGTTTAGGTAGTATTAATTACAATACTAATTATGAGTTTAGAGCATCTGGTTCTAAAACAGATATTATTACTCAATATCCTGCTATTAATGAAGTTGTGAATATGACTAAAGATGTTGCTTATGGTGCTACGCAAGATGAATTTGTTAGAACTGTTGCTGTTGATTTTTCACAATCTGGTGGTCTACGCGCTGGATTGGGCGTAACTGATGGTCTTCTATTATTTACACCTCAAAATTCCGATTTCGGTTCTTATTTAGGTTCTTCCGCTATGAATCTTTCTAAAATTAATTCTTCATTTGATTTAGCATTAGAAATATTAGATATTCCTCTTCTAACTTTTCAGGGTAATTCTAGTCGAAATCAATTAGGCACTCGACAAAATGTTATTTGCTATTTTCGTCCACAACTTTCAAATGTCGGAACAAATACTTATATTTATGATTCTCCTGCTTACCAATGGTTAGATATTGCCATCTCTTACCCTGTCAATTTATCGTCTCTTTCATTTCGTGTTTATAATCCTAGTAATGGACTGAATTTAATTGCTTCTAATTTAACTTTTAATTTGATAATTAACGATAAAGAATATTAAAATCTCTCATTATTACATGCCGTATAACATTAAAAAAGTTGTTGGTGGATTTCGTGTTACAAATAAGGAAACTGGTAAGCTTTATGCTTCTCATACCAAAGATCCTAAAAAATTAATCGCTGCGATCGAAATTAATAAACTAAAAAATAATGGTGGCATCAAACATTAATATATATTTTTATTAATATATATAAATGGCATACAACGCTTTATCAACAGCACGGCAAGACTTTAATTCATTCGGCAGTTCGCTCGCAGCAATTCAACAAAACGCGCAAGATGATGCCAATTCTAATTTGCAGACATCTGAACTTTATCAACAAGCAGCTCAACAATTAAAATTAGAAGGACCGCAAGCATTAGCATTTGGTGGTATGCAGGCAATTCAACAAACTACCGATTTATATGAACGACTTAAAACTGTTAGTCAAAAAATTAAAGAATTACCTTCTACATTAACTAATATAGGAACTAAAACTGTTGGAAAATTAAGCGATAGAGCACAGCAGGCAAAAGATATTTATGATACTGCTAAATCGAAATTAAGTGGTAGTTTAGCAGATGTACAGGCACACGCTTCTTCAGTTGGCGACCAAGCTAAAGGTATTTTTAAAGGCGCAACTAAAGATCTTCAAGATTCTGCTAATTTAGATGAATTAAAAACTAATTTTACAAATTTAAAAACTGATTTAACTGGTCGATTAGCAAAAGCAAATGATATTATAGATCAGAATGTTAAACAATATTCTGGTTTAGCAGACCAAGCAAAATCTCAAATTGGAGAGATTCAAGGTAAATTAGATGCTTTAAGATCTTCCGCGACTGGCGATTTATCTGGTTTAGCGAAACAACAATTTGATGCTTTATCCGCCAAATTACCCGATTTACAAGGACAAGTTGATAAAGCAAATGCTTTTATTTCAAAAGCAAACGAAACTCGCGATACTTACGCCAAATCAGTTTCTGATAGAATTACACAACAAGGTGAAAAAGCAAAAGCACAGTTTAGTGAAATTAGTAGCAAACTTTCTCCAACTGAATTACAATCACAATTAGGTGCTGTTTTACCTTCCGTTACTGTTCCAGAAGTTGGTTTGCCTCGAATAAATCCTTCTGAACTTTTACCGTCTGCTTCTGAATCAGGTCAAGGATTTTTTACTCGTATTGGTGAGTATGTTCGGAGTAAAACTTCAAATACTTTACAACCCGCACTTAATGTTCAAGAAAATATACAAAATTTAGATCCTGAACTGATGGGTCCTGGTGGTCGTGGATTTATCAGTAATGCTAATGAACGCATTACTGCTTTTACTTCTGATGAAATGCGAAATTTATCGTCTGCCGAAGCGTTTGCTAGAGTTTCTCAAATGCCTACAATTGAACCTGATATATTACCATCTAGTCTTCCTTTCGCGGATGATCTCCGACAAGCAACCTCTGGATTAGGTGATATTGCTGGTAGGGGTTTAGGGGTTCTTAGTGATGTTGCTGGTCTTGCTGGTGGTGTTTCTGCCGTCAAAGATGCCGCTAGTGGTCAATTTAATCCTGGTGATGCTGCTAATGCTTTTTTCGGTTTAGAAGCAGGTAAAAGTTTAGGTGAATCTGCTATTGGTGGTTTAAAATCTGCCGCCACTAGTTTAGGTGAACAATTAAGTGGTGCGGGAGGAAAAGTTATTACTTCTTTAAGTCAAACTGCTGATCAAGGACTTAACGCTGCAAAGGGTGCTATTACTGGCGCAAAAGATTTAGTCAGCGGTGCTGTTAAAACTGGTTCTGAAAGTGTTTCTGCTGGTTTAGATGTTGCTAAAGGCGCTGCAAGTGATGTTGCCGAAGGTGTAGCAGAAGCAGGTACTGCCGTTATTCCGATTGTGGGCGAAGTCGCTGGTATTGGTTTAGCAGGCTACCAGATTTATGAAGGTTTTAAAGACTTGTTTACGCATCCTACCGCGCCTACACCTATTTCTGTACCCACTGTCGCCAATATAAGTCAAGGATTTCAAAGTGGCGTGTAATATAATATATTTTATTTATTTCAATTTTTTATATAAATGAAATATATAAATGGCTATGAATATCTCTCGTCAAATCAAACTTCGGAGTGTCGAACAAGCAATCTTTAAACCCTCATACAACAGGTTGAATTTTATGGTTCAACCCGATGGTTTGTCTACAGATCTATCGCAATCTTATCTTTCGATGCGTGTTTATTTAACAAAAGCAATTACTGGAGAAAGAATTACAAGAGATGAAATGTTGGCTTTAATTTCTGAAAATTTGTGTGTTTCTTTTGGAAATAACGACCAGTCTTATTCGCCTGCCTGTATGATTCGTATTGCCCGTCTTTTTTCTGGTAGAAATAACGAACTTTTAGAGGAAGTCAATTTCTGTAATGTTTTGACTCAAACAATAATGCATCAGTTGTGTTCAGATTTTGAAACCATCGAAGCATCTAACTTGCTTACTGGTTCTTCTTCCCAGATTGGTCACGGTTCTTCTTTACCTGCTACTTTGACTGCTTTTCTTCAAAACCCTACAACGGTTCATATTTTTCTTCGTGATCTCTTTGGTGTATGCCGTCATTCCAATTTTGAATTGGCAGTTACGGATGGTCTTCAGATTACGCTCGAATTGGAGGATCGTCAAAATCTTTTTAAGATTACAACTTTAGGTGATTTTCAGCAGATTAATGTTCCTGATGTTAGTGGTAATACTGTTGGGTCTGTTCTTCCAGAGCGATTTGTGAATCCTATTGGTCTTGGTTATTTACAATCTACTAACACAATGTCTACTTCTTGTATTCCTCGTGATCAATTTGATGCGCCATCTAGTGATTTGTTTTTGGATGCTTCGGGCAATTATATGATCCAGTACCCGAAAGAAGGGTTTGAATATCCCGCTGATATTTACTTTCTTCAACCCGTTAAAGGCGCTCTTATAGATGAAGTTTTATTCAATACTGGTATTACTTATACTCCTGACCAGTTGACTGCTTTAGGTTTTGTGGTCGGCGCTTATGTGAAACTTCGTTATGAAATTAGCAGTTCTTTTGCTGGTTCAAGCGGTATTGAACCTAAAGCATTTTATTATATGGCGGCGATTAGTGCTGTTGCTGATACTGGTATTACTTTTGGCGGTTCGTTTCAGTTATGGTATGATGATATTGCTGGACGAACCGTTGATGATGTTGTTACTTTTATGGGTTTAGAAGTATTGTATCCCGACGAAGTTGTTGCCCTTGGTGTTACTGCTTCTCAATCTGCTATTCAAACTCAACTCGCATCTAATACGCTTGTCTTTCCTGTTGCTGATATGGTTGGGTTGAGAAATCTTGGTGTATTGGACGCTGATTCTCGTCCTACAGGAGTTACTTTTGATTTAGGTGTTCAAATGTTTTCGGTTACACCTACCGCTATTGCTGGTGCGCATATTCTTCCCGATCTTATTACAAATCAAAGTTCATCTGCTGTTCGCAAGGTTTATTCTAACCAGATTACCAAACTCCCCGCGCAGGGCGAAAAATGTCGCGTTCTTAATGTTGTTCTAGATGCTTCTGGTAATGGTACTGTTACATTTAGTTCGTGGGGTTGCGAAGGACGCACTTCTATTCAAGCAGAAACCTTTTTACCTACTGGGGTGCTTGCTAGTCCTTTTGGATTTGATGCCGCAACAGAGGCGAATTTCTTTATCTGGAATGTTCAGAACCACGCCCGCGCTCCTAACAATGTTGATTTGTCTGGAAATCCTGTCCCGCACTTTTGGAATAATCTTTCGTATGAAATCGATAAATTTGAATTGGTTTTGATTCAATCGTCGATTGATCCCAAGAACCGAATGCCTTCGCCGTTTGTTTATTCTACTTGGAAACTTGAAACCGCAAATGTAGAAGTTGAACAGCAAACTTGGGCGCGACAATTTATTTTAGAGCAGGGTGTCTATAATTGCTGGACTCTGACTCCAAATTGGAATACGAAAGAAGATGATAAGGGTTCTATGATTTCTACCCGTCGTGGTATTTCGCATTTTCGTCTGCTTGTGAACAATATAGCACAGACTAACCGTGATATTTATCTCCAAGATTTTCGATCGGATTATCCTTCGTCGCTTTATTTAGACCGATTGAATGATACATTTAGCAATTCCGATTACATCTTGCGCTCACCCGTTGGTATTAAGGGTGTTCAGGAAACTGCTGACCCTGTTACGGTTCTTCCTCTTAAGATTTATCACGCCGTCAGCGAATCTGCTTATGTTATGGGCGGACCTGGTGGTGCTACTGTCCAACTTAATTTGTATGGTGACCCTTCGATGGACCGCAAAATTAAACCTGGATTAGTCTTCTTTTTCAAGCAACTCCTTAAAACTCTTTAAAAATTAATAAAAAGTATTTGAATATTTTTTATTAAGCATTATATATAAGAGAAATGGATAAATTAAGTAAAGAAGAATTATTAGCACTTATTAATAATAAACCGAAAAAAGAACGCAAGAAACCCGATTTAAGCGAAGAGAAAAAATTAGCAATGTTAGAAAGATTAGCAGATATGAGAGAAACGGTAAAAAAAAATAGAGAAGCTAAAAAAACTATTATTGATCCTATTGTTAAGGAGAAAGAAATTGATGCTATTTTCGAAAAGAAATATGGAACTAAATTCGATAAAATGACTGAACTTTTAACCGATTTAAATGAAAATACAAAAGAAACTCTAAAAATTAAAAAAGAAAAATTAGCAAAAAAAGCAGAAGAAAAAAAGATTGAACCTGTTGTTTTAGAAGTCAAAGAAAAACCTGTTGATGTTTTATTTGATGAACCTGTAGCAAAACCTGCCCCTGTTGTTCGTCCTGCTTTTCCAACAATGCCTACTCCTATGAATCCGAATGTTCACCGAAAGGGAAATACCAGATTTTAAATCTCTCATTTTATAAATTTTTAATATCTATTTACTTTATATAATGACTTATTACAACGCCGTCAAACCGTTGAACATCAAACCTCTATATTCTGCGAACGACATTGTGGATTTTACGCTCAAACTCCGTCCTGGTCGCGCCATAAAAGCTGGATCTTTGAGGGTGTCTGGGTGGCTTAACATCCAAAAACAAGCGCCTGGTTCTACTGATTGGGTCCCTTGCACTAAAGAGGATTCCGTTTTTGTTTCTCCTTATGCTGGTGTTCATTCTTTCTTTAGGAATTCGGCATGTAGCTGTAATGATCGCACCCTTGAACAAAACTCTATGTATCCCCGATGGGCATCGATGGTCAAACAATCCAAACTCACTTTAGAAGGCATTAATACTTCGTCGATGGCAACCCTCGAACTTTGTGGAACACAAAATAATGTATCGCTTCTTGGTTCGGAAGTTGCTCAAAATACTGTCACCTTGCCTGGTGTTGTTGGCGAAGTTCTTTCTATTCCTTTTAGTTTTCATCCTGAAATCGCTTTGAATAAATGTTCATCAGATTTAGGACAAAGTCGTTTTCCACAAATGAAAATCCTTTTTAATTTGTGTTCGGCGATTGAAGCGCTTTATTCTACTGCTACATCTGCTTATATTGCCGCAAATATTGCCGCTTTGCAGTATTCTTTCTTGGATCTTCAGCTTGGTTGGTATGAAACTGTAGAAGTGCCTTCACAAGATCCTGTGACTTTTCAGACAGTCAGTTTGATTACCCAAACGCTTATTTCTAGCAATGCGACATTCGCCGTTAATTCGCCTACGCTTTATGATGCTATTTCTATGTCTTTTATCAAACAGGCGCATCGTAATCGTCTTAATTTCGACAATTATGCTTGTGAATATGTACCTGGTATTGAAAATATCGGTTCTCGGGTTGAGGCAACTGTTAGTGGTAATGATCAACCGATCCGTTTTCCTATTCAAACTTATTCCGAACTTGCTCTCAATTATTTTAAGAGTATGGGTGGTGATATTAAGAACAGCATAATGAATACTTACACTTCGCAAAATGGTTGTTGGGGTATTGGGTATAGGTTCACAACTGGTATTAACGATAGATTAAGCGTAAATCTTATTCTTAATGGTTTGAGTAATGATCAGAACCCTTCTTCGCATCCATCTGACTGCTTTATATATGTATCAGGATTTGCTTCTGTTTAATTTTTCATTTTATAAATTTTAATATCTATTTAGTTTATATAATGTCTCAAGGCTTAGATTCAAGAACCCTTCTTTTAGATCCCGCTTCTTCATCCGATGAACGCAGTTTTTTTCGTATCCCCGCTGGTCTTAAATTTTATGCCAACAAGGTTCGTCTTCTCAACTTCAATCTGCTGAACCAAAATTCGCAGCCCATTTTTTTTGGACCTCGTGGAATCTACCAAATTGTGAAAAAGATTTCTTTTCTCTCACAAGCGGGTTCTGAAATAGATTTCCTTTCCAATATGGATATTTTAGCGATTAAGATGCTTCATTTAGCAAATTCATCGCAGTATTCGCTTGCTCGTGAATTAATGCAGAATATGTGTGTGAGTGTGACTGCGCCTTCGATGTCGCAATTGGAACTCACTGAAGCACAAGGAAAAGCAGATGGTACTAAAATCCAAGCATATATCGATTTGACTTTTGCTTTAGGATTTCTTCGTGCTTCGCGTTTGCTAGATAAAGGATATACCATCAGCATTGAGTGGGAAACCGATGAGCGTGTCCACGGTATTCCAGGTGGTTACTCTTTTAGCACTTATCCCGCTCTTGCCCTTGATGAATGCTTGACTGGTGAACCTGCTGATTCTGCTACAAGTGTTGCTTATACAACGATTATCTCTGATCGTCTTTATATTAATCCTACCGCCGCATCTGATGGAAATATTAATCAGACGCAAGTCAGGTTGAATAGTTTTTATAATCAAAATATTCAAAATTTTTTCTATTATTTAGATTATGATTGTAAAACTAATTCGGCTTATAATCCTTACCATTTAGCACGATCTGCCCCACAGGAAGAAATATCTTTAGTCGTGGATGGCAGGAAAATTCTCATGTACAAGGGCATTGATACGAATGCGCGCAAGGGGGCGATGTTAATGGACCATTCTGGTGAATTTTGTTTGCCTGGCGTTGCCCCTTACTATTGGGGTGTAGGGGGAACTTTGCCTTTAGCAACTGATCCTTCTGGTGTTTCTGGCGAATGGGGTTTGGTTAATCCTAATACCAAAGTTATTATGAATGGTGTTTATTCTTACGGATGCATTCGACTCGATCAATTTATTCAGATCGATCTGGCAGTTTATTACAATTATTTAGTCACAGGCACTCCTACGATCGACCAACCCGCTTATTTGAATACGATGGCGGAAGTCTTAAGATCGTATAATACGCAAACCGATATGGTGTCTTATGTTATGCAACAACCTGGCGTTGTAAACACAATGTAATTTATATATACTTAATAAAAATATACTTGTATATATAAATGGCAAAACCCGAACCTTTACCTCAATCTGTTATATTAGGATGTAACACTTGGAATTGTGCTTCTAAAATTTCAAATGCTAATTGGGAAACAAAATTAAATGAACAAGTTAATGTGAATCAAGGCGATTCTATCGGCGTGAAAGCAAGTTTTATCGATACAAGAGGAACTGCTTCTGGTAATATTGTGATTTTGAAAGATACTGAAATATCTTTAGAATACTATTTTTATTGGATTCATAATTTTAATGCTTGTGATATATCTGGAGTTACTTCGGGTCTGCCTACGCCTCCTGATGCTTCAAATAATTTAACTCAACAAGTTTTAGTTGGGAGAGATATACTAGATTTATATTATGATAGTCCTGGTGGTGGAGATTTGAATGTTCCATCTTACTATACCTATAGCAGCGGAACTGGTATTAACGACGCTGATGGTCTGCCTTATATAGTATATCAAAGCACTCCTGATTTTCCCGTGCCTCCTGTTGTTGGACCTAGCGAAGATGCCTTGAATATTGTTGTTGGTCAAGCCTATTTAGTTACAACGGTGGGTTTAACAATCAATTGGGAATATGCTAATGTCGAAGGCGCAAATTATAATCAAATGCCCGCTGGTTGGAATTTCACGACTGATTATTTTGAGGCAGACTTTAATCCTTGGTTTAATGTGCCTTCTGGACAATTTATTCCTGCCGCCTTAGCAGCACCCCTACCTTACATTACTTATATTATTACAACCGTAGGTGATACAGATTGGATTGGAATAGATCCTGGTTTAGCAAGTAATGAAATTTCTGCTTTGAATATGGTGAATGGTGGACGCTATATTATTGCCTCCGTCAATCCTACTTGGGATTTTACCTATTGGGGCGCTGGTTCAAATACTGTGGGAGATGTTTTTACTGCCACTATCCCGCCCGTTTTGCCTGTAGCATTTCCATTCACCATTACTAACGCTACTTTTCTAGCAAATGCTGCAACTTGGTTTATCCCTAATAGCGGTCCTATGTTTGGTGATGACCCCTTGGATACTTTTAATGTCGTTATTGGTATTGACGCAGAAAATAATATGGTTCTGAATTCTGTTTCAGGTACAGGGTCTTGGTTGGCGCCTGACTCTGGCGGTTCTGCTGCGGGTGGTTGGGCTATTCCTAATTCCTTTTTTGGATTTTCTATAATAGGCACGCCGCTTGCTAATCAACCATCAGGAGAAACAGTAATTAACAATATTACTTCTACAACCAGCGGACTTTCCGTCACACAATTACACGAGGGCGCAACTTATACTGTTTTAACAACGGGTGAATTGGACGGTTCTAATCCAATATTTACTTGGAATTTGGTTGGGAATTTTCTTACTGCTACTACGGCAAGTATGACTGTTGGCGAAATTTATCAAGTCGTTTTTCCGCAAACTACCACTTTAATTCTTGATGCGACAAATAACGGTCTAATCAGCGAAATTTTTACGGCAAGCGTCGCATCCATTGCACCCGCTAATCCGCAAGAATATAATACTTCCACGACGATTGCTGTTGATTGTACATTAGAGAATGAACAGGGTATTCAATATATGGATTATTTAATTCAAGTCCCGCAGTATAGATGCACTATTTTCATTAATCCAAATTATACAACAGGACTTTATGAGTATATCCCTTATAATACAAGTGAATTGGGGTCAGGCAGTTCAAGTGGTTCGCCGTTTAGTGAATTACCGTTAGACAATCCTGTTAGTTCTAATGTTTTGACATTAACTATTCTCCCTAATCCTCAAAGTGCGAATACGAATGCTATTACTTTTATATCTACTCTTGCTTCTGGCGGTTTTGATGAGGGAAATGTTTATACGATGGTCTCTAATGACTTTATTCCACCCGCACAGAATTTAATTGTTTTTTCGGGCGTAGGGCAAACTTTCACAGCAACAGGACCGTATCTGGGAGACAATGCTACTGCAACGGTAGAGGGTTATACGCTTGCGACCGCGGATATTACTGGTACTGGTTATACGCCTCCATTGATAGATACATCGGTTATTGAGGTCGGCACTATCGTTCACGCCATCAATCCCGACCCTGCTCCAACTACTAGCACTGGACTTGCGAATGTATCTGCCTACCAAGAAGGAAGCAATACTCCATTTGAATATGATGGATATGTTGCACCATATACGCCTCCTACGACAAGGATTGATGTGCGTCCCCTCAAGAAAAAGTGGAAGATGAATTTAAAAGCAGGTTCATACGATCCAAATAATCTGGCAGAATTAATAACGCGTAATATGACTCGACAAAGAGTTAAAAGGGTTAATCAAGTTCAAGGCGGACCTTTCGGTACTCAATCTACGCTGACCGTGCCTACTGATAATATATGGAATATTGGTAAAGACGGAAGCGCAAATGAATGGGCATCGCCATTAGGACCCGGACAAAATACTTTTTATGATTCGAAAAATCCGAATGTTTACGCTTATCCAAGCGAAACTGATTATAATATCTCTCCCGATCAAGATGATATGCCTTTTATTTTTGTTCCCTCAATGAATGGAAGTATATTAAATAGTAATAATACTGCTACTGACTATATTTATGCTACAATTCCTCATCCGAATGCCAACGGGTTAAATAATTTGCCCGCTCCTACTTATTATATTAATCTCGTGCCTTTAATCAGCGATGTGCGTTCTGTTTCACCTACCATTCCTTCTACAGTTCAAGCTGATGGTTATTATAGCGTTCTCCCTTTTTATTCGCAAAACGGCACTACTGATACGAATGGGGTTATTACAGGAAATTCGGGTATATTTCCATTAGCATTTGGCGCTACGCAAACATCTCTCATTTATAATAATGAAAATAATGGTTTATTCTCTTTTAATTATCTTCACAGTCCTATGCTTGCTTTTCTTTCCACAAATACAAATGATCTAACCGAAGTGACTGCTCACATGTATACGACCGCTCAAAAAACCACGACTATGACAGCAACAAATTTCTTTAGTACTTTGGTCGATAAAAATAGTGGAATACTTTTGAATAAAATGGAGCCGCAGAGTTTTTGGAGTCAGTTGGGATTTGATGTTCCTTCATTAACCATCGATTTGGATAATCCGAATAAAATTGGTTTTCAAATGACCTTGAATGAATTTAATTCAAAAACTACTGGAGGATTTTGCGGAGCAAGTAACATCTTCAATCAAAATTTTCACGCCGTCGGAAGCGCTATGCAACCATCTGTACCTGATACTGAACTTGTTTTTCTTACCGCAACGCCTGCCGCTGAACAAACAAGTATTATTGATGCTTTAGAACCTAATTTAACTATTGGTAAAATTTATACTATTTATAATCTTGGAAAATTTGCTGATTTTTATGGGTCATATCCTCGAATCAATTGGTTAGAAGTTGGCGGTTTAAATCCTGCCTCTACGGGTCAAACTTTTACCGCTATTTCAACTGGTTTTACGCCATTGCCTTCTGGTTTTAATTGGTCAACTCTTCCTACGGTTCTCGAAGCAGGAGTTGCGGTTGCTACAACTACACAGTTACAAAATAATTATTTTACGGTTCAAACAACCAATCCTCTTAACGCAGTTCGAATACCAACTGTGCGCGATCAAACTGGTCATTTTTTAATTGAAATTACTGGATTCAACTCTATTTATCTAGACGAAAAAAACAAGCGGGAAATTAAATCTATTGTGTCGTCTTATTTCGTTTCTCAAGGGTCATTTGTAGCGCAGGTTTTTCCAGAGTCCTATAATTATTATCATGTTGGCGCGCCTATTTCTCTTTCTAATTTAAAAATTAGAATACTTGATCCGTACACAATGGAAGAAGCAGTCATCGGTCCGAATAGCAGTGTGTACATTCAAATAAATAAAATGCTTTCTGATATTGCTATTGCACAGGTTGCTAATTAGAATACTTATTAATATGAGAGCATATATAGTCTTATATTAATTATTTTATATTAATTGCGGTGTCTTGTTCTAATTTTAAAAGAGCTAATCCTTCCGCTCGAATTAATTTCATTATTTCTAAATTTACTAAGATCCTTTGCATCGAACACGGTCTGTCTTTTTTCAAGTGACGCATCATTGTACCTTGATGTCTCGTCTCATAATCGCAGTTCTCACATACATAAATCGGCATTTGTATTAAGTAAATATAATAATTTTTGATGGAGCGATTCCTGTGTTTTTACAGTGCGCAGCCCTTTTTGGAGAATAGTAAAAATGAATAAAAATCCATAAAAATAGGATTAGGAGGGGTTTAGGAGGGGTTTAGGAGGGGTAGGAGGGTTAGGAGGGGTTTAGGAGGGTTAGGAGGGTTTCTAACAATTTTTTGGTTTTAGATATTAAATATATAAAAATATATATGTAATATAGAAAGTTATAGGAATCCCCCCTAACCCTCCTAAACCCCTCCTAACCCTCCTAAACCCCTCCTAACCCTCCTAATTATATTTGAGTTAATTTATAACTTTAATATAATTATTCATCCTCAATTTCCTGTTTCAAAGAAATACCTTCATATCCTTGTGGTTGATATTTTTTAACTTTTCCGTTTTCATCTTTTAATTCATGACCCCATTCATCTAATTTTGAAATTGACGCGCCTTTTTTCTGAATAAATCCACGGGCTTTTAAAAAGTCACCGAATTTTCTATCATTTAGTTTTGCTGGTTCTAATATCTTTTTAATATCAGCAGTACTAACCCAACCCTTTTCATCTTTAATAAAAGCATTGTTAAAAAGTTTAACTGGATTAGATGAATCAGAATTTTTATTTACCATTAACATTTCTGCTTGACTTGTTTCGTTCATTTTTGAAAATTCAATTGGTTCGTCTGTAAAGGCTTCAAATATTAAATACAAATAAATATCACGCCATTTTGTATTTGTTTTTATTTTATCTTTTAATTTTGAATCCTTTTCACGATAAAGAATTGTATCTTCATCAAGCATAGCTGTTTCAACAAATTTATAAGGCATCTCAAATAAAATCATATTTTCCAAGGCATCGGCTGGATTAGATTTTGGAATTTCATTCAAAGACATAAATGTAGTTGCATTAAATTTAACACCTATTTCATCGCTGTAATGACCGCGTGCGTTAAATGTATCACCACCCGAACAAATAACTTTTTTTAATTCATTACCATCTATAGGTAGATCAACCTTTCCTGCGATATTCGCAATTTCATTTGTAAATCCAATGCGTTTAATATGAGCGTGTGAAGTTAAAACCCAGCGCCGATCACTAGCATCGGCTTTATAATTTGTTTTGCTCATAGGTACATCATAAATACAACAATATTCACCGAATGAAGCCATAGCTTGTTCTTGCAAAATACCCTTGCCTGAATTGCGAAGACCTTTCATTACATAAAATTTTTTGTCTTCAATATAACCTGCTAATCCACGAGCCATAGCTTGTAAATATAAATTAACATCATCATCATTAGCAAACATATTTAAAACGGATTTTTTAAAATTATTAATTTCATCTTGAGTAAAATCAAAAGTAGGAGCATTTCTTTTAATATAAACCAATGGAATAACATCAGTAATAGGAAACCAAGCTTTTTCATTAAAATCCCAATATTTATCTTGAAAATATAATTTTCCTTTTGTTTGTAAATTAATATTATCAATAAAATTATCATTGATTGGAAATAATGAATTATATGAACATATTGTTTTAAAAATATTACTACAGCCAGTAGCATTTGAACTATAGGGTTTTTCATTTTCACCAACCTTTTTAGTGAAACGACTTTTCATAATAAGTTCTTTAACATATTCTTCGCCACGCGACCAAGAATTAGAATCAGGCATATTTACATACCAAGTATCGCCACATTTTCTAATAGATTCACCATATTTTTCTTTCAATAAATCACAAGCATGTAAATCATCGACAATACAGTTACTAGATGATTTTTTTTCTTCTGGTTTTGATTGTTGAACCGATAATAATAACATTTCTTTACCAATTTTTTTAATTTCATCATCTTTCTGTTTACACCATAATTTATATTTTTTTGGGTTGACTCTTTTGGCTATTCCTTCAAGATTGAACATAGGAGTTTTTTCAGTAATATTTAAACTTTCCCAGGTTTCGTCGGCTGTATCTTTTCCTTTTCCTTCGCGTAGCGCACAATATTTAATAAATAAATCTTTGTTATAATTATTACTTTTCAAAGTAAATCCAATTGAAAGACGATCTGGTCTTGAAATTATTTTTTGTTTCTTTTCATTGTAACCATTACCAAGATAATTAAATAATAAATCAATATAGGGATCATTCTCTTGATTGTCTTCAGGAGTTGGGCTAGGTGGTGGAGTTAATATATCAGGAATTTTTTTTTCCAATTTATCTTTCATTCCGATAAAATCTGCTATAACATTTTGTTTTGTTGTATATTCTATCCAGTTGCTGTAACGAGCAGATAATTTCAAAATATTTTTTTCAGTTGAAAAGGATTCAATTGGATTAGATTTTAAATCTCTACTATCATAATCGAGTACATAATGATATTTTATTATGTATGGAAGATGATTGGGTTTTCTTGATCCATACATTTGCCAATTCACGCAACCTTTTGTAACTCCAAAATCAAAAACATCTTCCCAAGTATTTGTAATTGGAAGATCACTCCAAATATTTTCAATTTCATTTATTATTTTCTCTCTTAACATAACTTGGAGGGCTTTGTGCATTTTAATTCCAAAAATAATATGAAGTCCATCTTTAGTTTTATCTTCCAAAATATTAACTTCTGATTTTTCTAAAACAAATATTTCAAATTTACCAAACAAAGCAACAAGTTCATTAATTTTATCAGCATAAAGCATTATTAAATCAATAACATAATCTTCATTGTGTTGTTTATCCTTTATGGTTGTATCATATTTTAAATCAATATCAATTAATAAAGGACCGTTTTCTATGAGTTGCTTTTCAGTAAGGAATTCTTTTTTCCCCTGAAGAAAAACGGCATCAAAATATTTCTTCATAAAATTTTCCCAATCAGAAGCAGGAATCTGATATTTACCACCATATATATTTGAAGTTTTATCACCTATTCTGGTGTGAGTTACTACAGCGTTTTTATCTTCTTTCGGAATGCTAAAGGAATTCAATAAATCGTTGAAGTTAGTGATCGTCATTTTATATACTACAATATTATAATTTTAAGTTATTATTCCTTAATGTTTATAATTCCCGAATTCTTAAATAATTAAATATAATAACTTAAAATTATATTATTTAGGAGTATATATAGAGAAATGGAAGTAACTGAAGAAAATGTCGAAGAACTAATGAAAAATGTCTGTGATAAATATTTGCCTGAACAAGTTTTAATATCTCAATTTGGGGTATGTTTAAAAATAAATAAACAATATCATGATATGGATTTTAATTCAGAAAGACATAATTCTGTTGAAACATTAAATAAATTAATTAAAGAAATACCTAAATATTTTCAAAAACATAGTTCTTTAGGAAAAAAATATTGGAATACAAGTAGTAGTTATGGTTGTAAACACCAATTAGCGAGTGAAATTAAAAATGATTATGCTAATACTTACAGCACAAACGGGCAGTTTATTTTTGCTGTGTTATTATTGGGTTATGAAATGAAACCAATAGAATTACATAAAATTAGTCGCTCAATAAAAAGAAACGAAGATGGAAAATATTTATATGATATAAATCCTAATGTAACATTTAATTGTTCATTTCGTGATCTAAGTAAAGTAGTTTGTCCTTGTGGATTACAATACACAAAACAAGCGAAAAAACAACATGAAAGAAGTAAAACTCATAATTTGATTATGAAAGCCAAAGAAGAACTTTAGGAATATTACTTAAGAAAAACTATTTAAATATTGCTTAATGAATTATATTAATATCTAAACAATTAATATAATGCCACCGAAAGAAAAGAAAACCGCAGACAAAAAAGCCTATCAAGCTGAGTACCGAAAGACCCACCCAAAAAATAAAGAAGAACAAGCTTCATATATGAAGAAATATATAGCTGATTCTGTAGATATAGAATGTCCCATTTGTAAAGCGGCGGGACTTTCTGGGAAATATAAGTCCTATAACAAATATAAACACGAGCAAAGCAAAAAGCACCAAGAAGCAGAAAAAATCTTAAAAGCGAAAGCAGAATTAAAAAAACGAGAAGAAGAAGAAGCGGAATTACAAAAGAAAGCTTTAGAAGAAGCAGATAAAAAGCGTAACAAAGCAACCAAACCCGTTAAAAAAAAGTTGAAGATTGTAGAAGAGAAACCCAAAGAAGAGGCGAAAAAAGAAGAAAAGAAACCAGAAAAAAAAGAAGAAAAGAAACCGAAAGCATTAGTAGATTATGATAGTTCTTCTGATGAAGAAAAAGAAGAAGAAAAGTTAGAAGATACAGTATTTTATTTTCAATCGAAAGTAATAAATTCGGAAGAAGTCGCCAAGTATATCCAAGAGCATCACGAAAGCAGTGCGAATCCTGCGAGATCGGCAGATAGTAAAACGCCGCGCTTGAATAAAAATGCTAGTCTGTGGCGAAAGGTCAGCAAGGAACTGGATGGAAAGAAGTGGAGCGACTTGGGCGAGAACTTTGGGAAAATAGTAAGTAAGGCGTATGATAAACCAAGCAGTCAGGCAGATTTGGTACAGATGCTGAAAATGGTAGTAATTCATTTTACGACAGTCCCTATTGGTGAACAGAAAGCGATAAGTATGTTGGCGCGAAAATTAAAGTCTGCGCATATCGAAAAACAAAAATGACTACCCGACGATGGAGCAACCTATGAAGATCTAAAAAAACACGAAAATGATGAGGATACGCGAATAGCGCTTCTGGCGAGGATATACAATGGAGAAATGCCCCCAATGAGAATTGGCGATTGGGCAAATGCCTTCATTGGTAAAAGTAAAACACTTAACGAAATAGACTTAAAGAAAGGATTAATGATTCGACGAATAAAAAAGAATCAGAAAGAAGAAACAGAAGATATAATAGATTTACCTCCATCTCTCATTAAATTCATAAAAAAGCGTAAAATAGAAGGAGAATTGTTCCCTGATATGAGTATAACACAAATCGATAATCTCTTGAAACAAACATATGGTGATAAGAAAGCAACCCCGCATTATTGGCGATCCTATTATACAGTAAATGTATTGAGTAAGATGACTGATAAAGGTGAGATTAAGGAAGCATTGCGAGTTATGGATCATTCTTTAGCGGTGAACGCATCCTATTATAACAAACAGGCATCATCGGCATATAATTCATTATTGTCTGGAAAATAATAGAAGGTATTATATAATGAGCAATTTACCAATTTTAGATGTAAAAAAACCAAAAATGAAAGAGGATTCAGCACCGTATCCATTAATGCCTCATCCTTTCAATCTTGTTATAAGTGCAGCGCCGCGCAGCGGGAAAACAAATTTGCTTATGTCGTTGATTGGTGCTAGTCATATGTATGGTCGAAATTACTGGGACACCATCTATTTCTTCAGTCCGAGTTGTTTACACGACCAGACGACCAAGTTCATTTTACCGAAATTAGATAATGTAGTTGTGATTAGTGACCCCGCAGAATTAGATTCGGCAGATATGTTAGTAGGACAAATAATGCGAGATCAGATGAAAGCAAAAGAAGAAGATCGAGAGAAAATATTAATTATTATGGACGATATGGCGTCAGATTTGGCAAGAAATAAACAACTCCAGAAAACTGCTTGCAGATTTAGACATGGGAATTGTTCCATTATCACTTTAGTACAATCTTATAAAACAGCGCCGTTACTTATCCGAAATTGTATGACTGGATTTATCGTCTTCAATGTTGCGTCAGAGAAAGAATTCGAAAAGATTTCAGAAGAAGTCTTGGATCGGTTTCCGAATGGACGGGAATTATGTCGTTATGCTACAAGGCAACGATATAATTTTTGTTATGTGAATGTTGAGAAGGCGGAGATGTGGCATAATTTCGATACGATTTTATATGATAAAGCAACTGATCCAGATATGAATTAATAATCTCTCATTAATATAAATGAAATTAGTATCAATAACGAAAGCAACTGATGGTAAACATAAGTATACTGCTATATTTTCAGACCCAAAAAAAACAACACAATTTGGACAAGCTACGGCAAATGATTACCTTATTTATAGCAAACAATCAAAAGCAATCGCTGATGAAAAACGAAAATTATATTTAGCAAGGCACGAAAAAAACGAAAATTGGTCAGACCCGACAAGTGCAGGTGCTTTAAGCAGATACTTGCTTTGGGGTAATAGTTCATCTCTTAAACAAAATATAATTGATTTTAAAAAACGATTTAAATTATGATTTTTTAGAAGCATAAAGTTTTTTTCTTTGTTCTGATATTTTTTCTTTGTTAATTTCACGCCATTCTCGTTGTTTTTTATTGATTATATCACGATTAGCATCTACATATTCTTTTCTTGTTTCATTTATTATATCACGATTGACTTCAATATATTCTCGTCTTTGCTTTGCAATTTTATCTTTATTATCATTATTCCATTCTTGTTTAGTCCTTCCAGCAATTAATCTATTTACACAATCAGTAATACGAATATGCTGACCCTCTCTTCGGTTTAATTCTTTTTTTGAATTACACGGAAAATTTTCAATGAGTTCAATATAAGAATCTTCAAAACATATTATTTCATTTGAAGAACAATATTTATTAGATTTTTTATGTTGATAAAATCGTTTATGTAGTGGTTGACAAGTAGAACCAATATATATCAGGTTAGTTTGATGACTTCTAATTGAATAGATTTGCCCATTAGCATAAATATTTATCTTTTCCATCTTTGTCGTATATTGTCGTTTAATCTTTAAATCATTTTTCATTCCAACATCTCTCACAATAAAAACGATCTGCTTCTTCATCATAAAATTCATTATCTTCGTAATCTAAATCAGCACGACAATAATAACATTTTTCGCAATCACTACAATCACTAGAACATTCATCTGTATCATCTGTACTTGGCACATAATCAGGGTCATTATCAACAGAATTTTCAGAGTCAGTAGAGATTTCTAAAACAATCCATTCAGCTTCCATTTTATATATAGATAGAATATATAATGGTAGAAACTTATAAAAATAAATTTAATAAAAAGTATGGTTTTCCAAAAGATGAAAGTCATACTTTAACGGAGATAAGTAAATTGACTGGGTACAAGATAAGCGGATTAAGAACAATATTATCGAAAGGCGAAGGCGCATATTATTCAAATCCAGGTTCAGTAAGACCGCAAGTAAAAAGTTCAACCCAATGGGGTTTAGCACGGGTATATAGTGCTGTTATGGGAGGCAAGGCAGCAAAAGTAGATGAATCGCATTTAAAAAAATAATTATTTATATTTCAGCATTTCTTTTGCTTGATCTGCTGCTTCCCGCATTTGTTCGAGTTTAGTTCCAGTTTGCAAAACTTTAATAAGTTTTTTATGTTCTTTTAGCAAATCTGCTTTAGACATTATTACGGTTTTTGGCATTTTATTATATATTTATATTATATAATAAAAATGAGTTCGTGGACAGTTCATGTTAAAGATTATGCTAAAAAGAATTCTGTATCTTATAAAGATGCATTAAAGGCGGCGGGAGCAACTTATACCAAAGCGGAGAAAAAAGAAAAGAAAGTAACAGAAGGAGGTGAAGGAAAGATGCCTGTTAAACGCAAGAAGAAGGAAGAGAAGAAAGAAGAAATGCCTGATGTAGTTGGAAAGGCAGAAAAGAAAGAGAAACTTGTAATGAAACGCCAGAAAGAGAAGCGTGTAGAATCAGCGGAAGCAAAAGGAAAAGGTAAACCATCGCCTATAATGAATTGAGTTTATAACAATCATCGAAATGATTTGGACCAATATAAGTATAACCATTATTACATAATAATCGTTTTATCATAGTTCTGCGGGGTTCAATATGATTATGCTCAACATCAATCAACCCGAATTTCCATTTATTAAAATCTAAAGATCGTAAGATTTCGTATTCAGAACCTTCAGTATCAAGTGATAAATATTCAATAAAAGAAGGAGCATTATACTTTTCTAATAAATCATTTAAAGAGATAGTTTTTATTGTAACAGTTTTTTTATTTTTATTAACGGCGTGATAATGGGCATCAATATGAGTATTGATCCCTGAAAGCATACCAGCATCACCCTCAACATCAAAAGAAACATCTAAACCGGAAGAATGATAAACCGCCAAATCACAGCAATGAGCAGTTCGATTAGTAACTAGATTAACAAAGCGAGTTGCTAAAGGTTCAACGCAAATACCTTTCCAACCAAGTTGGCGTTCCAATGCTAAAGTATTTGATAAAGCAACTCCATCGTAAGCACCGATTTCTACAAAATATCCTTCTTTTTTAGAATTATAAAATTCAAATACTTTTTTGTCTTGTCCGATTTGAGAATATGAATGTTCCATTTATATACCTAAAGATATTATTATTTAAGAAAAAAAAGTATTTGAGCAATAACATCGGCATTAAAAGCATTACCCAAACATTTATAACGATTTGTAGTTGCAATGCCTTCAGTATAATTATCCGGAAGAGATTGTAATCTCTCACATTCAATCGGGGTAAGTTTTCGAATAGTATAATCTTCAACTCTAACATTAGGCGGACCAGAACCAAGAGTAGGACTAACACCATCAGGAGCGTAAACACGATGGGCTTGTCCGCCTTGCTGATTAGCGTGATCTTTGCCTTCTTTAATATCTCCAATATGACCGACTTTAACCATTTTACGAGAAGGATTATCTGAAATAGCATATAAACCAGTTTTAGCACCACCTCCTCCACCATTTGCTGATAATGTACAGGATTTGCCTTCAGGTGAATAAACACGATTTGCTTGACTATCAGAAATACTAATATGACCAACCTTGACCATAGAATTACAAATAACATTTAATGAAGGAATCTTTCCTTCGTCGTGATAAAAGTGTTTAGCTTGATGGTCATTGTCGCCAATAAATCCTAATTTTTTTGTTTCATTTCTTCCGGTTTGTGCAGTTTCAGTTATTTTCATTTTAACCATAAATTTTTTATCAACTTCATCCGAAGGTTGTAAAATATCTTTTAAAATAATCCCTCTATCATCAGGTAATTCAAAAGGAATATTTGTCCAAAACAATCGCTTTCGACATTGAGCAGAAACAAGACTAGCATTAAAAAGAACAGGTTTACATCCCATCGCTTCACTAATAATATCTTTATCTTTTTGAGGCATCGAAGCAACATTTTCTAAAATAAACCATTTAGGTTTGACTTCTTTCATAATGCGAACATATTCCCAAAATAAACCACTTCGTTCTCCTTCTAAACCTTTCCTACCTTTTTTCGCAATACTTAAATCTTGGCAAGGAGAACCACCAATTAAAAGATCAATAGGTTCAGAAATCATATTAGCACATAAATCAATTACAGAACCAAGTCGAATAATATCTGGATAATTCTTTTTAGAAATAGTAATCGCGCTTTTTTCTATTTCAGAACTATAATAATTTTTTACAGGAATACCGATTAAATCAAAAGCGTAGCGAGCAACAGAAATTCCGTCGAAGAGAGATAAAACATTCATTTAATATAAGTAAATATTATTATTTAGGTATTTATTTAAGAAAAAAATAACCATATACTATAAATGCGATATATCGAAAATAGTTCATCTCTCATCATTGGCGAACAAACTGAATCACAAATAAATTTATTCATTCAATTCTTTATACACCCAAATAAAGAGAGATATAATGAAATAAAAAGTTGTTTACAATACAATGTAGAAAATAAATTAATTAATTATATTTATCTTTTGAATGAATATCAACCGGATGGTTCATATCGTCCTTTTACAGAAAAAGAACTGGGTGTTAGTAGTCAAAAAATAATTCAAATTCCGCTTGGTCATCGTTTGAAATATAATGATGTATTTCGATTAGCGAAAGAAATGAATTGTGGTGGTTATAATATAATTGCGAATTCAGATATATTTTTTGATGAATCTCTCAAAAATATTTTAAAATCGGATATGAATGAAAAACCTATAATGATGTGTCAATTGCGATGGAACTATGATGGTACTCCAATGGGTATAAAAATATTTGGTCCAAGAGCAGATAGTCAAGACGCATGGATTTGGCATTCGAAATGGAATAATAAATTACAAAACAAAGCATTTAATTTTCAACTAGGTCAGGCAGGTTGTGATAATCATATAACTTATTTATTTAAAATATGTGGATTTGAATTAGTGAACGATCCCCAGTTAGTTCATTGTTTGCATTATCATAAAACAGAAATCAGAGATTATAAAGAAAAAGATACGATAAAACCGCCATATATTTTATTAACACCCAAAGATGCTTTTATAGATAAAATAAAAGATGTTAAATTTGAAGACAATGAAGTTTTATATAATTATATTAGAGAGATTGGAAATAAACCATTTATAATTCCGCGAGTTGCTGGTATAGAAAATATATCAGCATATAATATTTTACATACAGATATACCAGTTAGATATGATGTTATGAAAAATAATGCTGGATTAAAAATAAGTTGTAATTCAAGTATGAAAAAATACGCAAAAAAATATTACGATTCTTTTGAAAATTGTGAAATTTATACAGGATGGTCAAAAGACGGTGAAGATAATGTTTATGGAGGATTAAATATATCACAAGATATAATTCAAGATATAAAATATAAAGATCGTAAAAAAGTATGGGCTCATTGTCTTGATGTGTTTGAGTATATAAATTATACGCCTTGGACTTTGGCGTTAGAAGGAAAGCGTATATTAATAATAAGTTCATTTATCGAATCATTCAAAAAGAAAATACCAGTACTAGATAAAATATATGGACGAGAGATATTCAAAAATAATACATTTGTATTTGTAAAACCGCCAATGTTAAACGGAGATTCGATTTCTGAAGAATGGGATATAGAAGCAAATAAATTTTGTTCAAAATTAGATGAAATGAGAGATCAATATGATATTGCATTAGTAAGTTGTGGAGGTCTTGGAAATATAATTTGTAATCATATTTTCAAATCAGACAAACAAGCAATTTATGTAGGGGGGACTCTTCAAATGTATTTTGGAGTATACGGAAATCGATGGTTACAAGAACGGTCAGCAATATTGCGAATGTATTTAAATGAACATTGGAGTAGACCGATGCAATCAGAAAGACCGCAAGGACATCATAAAGTCGAAGGTGGATGTTATTTTTAATATATTGATTAATATATAATGAAAGTATTAATATTTGTTTATACTTGTATGGTTTATGAAAAGACCCGTGCTTTATTACAACAAAATTCTTGGGCTAAAAATAATTTTGATGTAGTATTTGTTACTGATAATCCAAAAAGTGAATTAAAAAATAATATTTATTTAGGTAGTTATACAAAAAGTTGGTATACAAAAGATTTTAATATAATAACAAAAATATTAAAACTTTGTTTAGAGCAAAGATATTTTTATTATGATTGGTATATGATTACAGATGATGATAGTTATTTATTTATAGATAGATTAAAAGAATATCTAAAATTTTTCGATACAGATAAACCTTATTTCATTGGTGATTATTATTGGACTTTAAAAGATCCTAAATGGATTGAACACGATTATAAATGGGCAGGAGGCGGATGTGGATATGTTTTTAATAAAACAACAATTTTAAAATTATTAGATGTTATAAATAAAAATAAATTTCCGATTGACAATGAAGATATATGGTTAAATAATGTAATAAAAAAAGATACAACTATTCAAAGAGTGCATTGTCCTGGTTTTTCACAATATCCAGAAACAATAAGCAATTATCCGATTTCAATTCATCTTAATCACGATATGACTCTAATTGATAAATATCATAAATAAAAAAATATTTTACTCCAAGTTCGTGTAAGAATTTGTAGTAAAAAGGTGGCGGTGTTTCGCGGGCAATTTTCTACTT